GGGCGAACAAGCTATAACACCTACACCTTTTGCCTCTCCAGTAAAAGAAGGTAACGCAGCAGGACAATCAACATCTAAACTCCACCCTGTCGTACCACAAGGCCCTAAAACTTGAACTGAAACAATTCCTGGTGAAGCATTTGGCTTAGGAACAATTAAAAGATTTAATTCATCTTGACCACCTCTAACATCATCACCTGTTTGTATTGTTACACTTTGAGGTGAAGGCGCGCCAAGATTCCAAGTTCCACCTGTAAATCCTTGATAAAAAATGTAATTTCTAGTGTCTGGAGCTGTAGGAACGCAATTGTTTGCTGTATTTCCTAATATAGTAAATGAATCTGCAACCCCACTTGTGCTTTGTCTGTTTCCATTAGTAGGAGATGACAGTCTATTATAATACACTCCATCATATAAAACTCTTATACCATCTGGAACAGAAGCTGGGTTAAAATGTATAGATATAGCTCCTGTATCTGAAGCAGTTTGGCCTGCATCAAAATCTAATTGATACAATCCTTGTGCTCCATTTGGAGGATTGACACCTGCGCCGCAAGGATAAACACATTCTTCGCAAGTTACATTTGGGCCTAATAGACCATTTAACTGTCTTCTGTATATTCCGTTATCTTGATAATATCCATCTGAAGATTTAGTAATTAAATTTACGTCTTCATAAACAGCTGTTGCTGTTGCAAAAGTAGAAGAATCAATATATTTATTTTGTAAACTCATAATTTAATTTTTAACTTATGCACAGTCACAACAGGCATCTGATGGACTGCTACTGTCATAACATAATTCTATTAATGTTGGTTCTCTTAAATCCCAGACTAAATACAAATAATCTTCCTGTGGAGTATATACAAAGCTAGCTTCATATTGCAAACCACTTGATGTAATTGGAGTTGCTGTATTTAATAATGGTAATAATGTATTTATTTGATTTTGATTGTAATTTACATCACTTGATAAATATTTAAATTTATCTTTTAAAGGATCAAAAATAAAACTTTGCCCAGCATCTTGTCTTGCTTGCATTATTACAGTTGCACCATCAGGTGGTAAAGATCCAAAAGAAGTATCTCCTGTGTTTTCTACAAACAACGAAACACCTGTATCGCTCAATACAACACTGTTAGTGCTATAAGGACTTAAATCTGAGTTAAGTTGCCATCTATATCTTATAGTTGTAGATAAATTAACATCTCCATTAAAATTTATAACTATTTTTTTAACTGTTACTTGTGGTGCAATTGGACAATTAAACACAGCAGTGTAACTAGCTGTTGATACAGGAGTTATTTTTACTGATGCATTAGCAGGATAATTTAATGTTTTATTAAAAGTAACAGTACTTAATCCGTTTATATTTCCACTAAACACTTGAACACCATTCCACTCAACCTCAACTTTAATTACGCCTGCAGTTACATTAAAATCAAAATTAACAGGGCCTATAATTGTGCTCAAGTCAATTAATAAATCTTGAGCTATATCTGATTTGTTTACATCTAAAGTATATCCACAATTTCTTTCAGTAGGAAGTTGAGGTAATAATGTAGTGTTAGAACTTAAAACAAACTCATTCATGTAAGGATCAAATCCTCCTAATTTTTGAGTTTCAAAATCTTCTACAAATAAATCTCTAAACCAAGATCTCATTCCTACTCTAGATATTAAAGTAAGTTTGTCGTTTTTTGCAGAAGTTCCTTTTAGTTGAATTACAGAACTTCTTTTAGCGTCAGTAAAAAACACATCATAACCCCAAGATGTAAAACTTTCTGGGTTGTTGCTTATTCCATACTCCTCTGGTCTGGCAAGTTGCGTTCCTAAAACTTCAGGAACTGAGGTAATTGCTCCTCCAGCTGCAGCATCTGATAATAAATTTTTTCCTACTAATAAATTAGAAACCTTATCTTCTTGTAAAACTAATATATCTGTTTGTCTAGCGTGCATAACCCTAATTGGCCCATAGGCTTCTTCAAGAGTTTTAAAGTTTGCTAATGCTAAATTAAATTGATTTAGTTTGTTTAAGTTAGTTTCTTGATTAAATACCCCACTATATGTTACGTCCGTTGTTCTTACAGCTTTTTGATATTGTTCTTCTGAAACTGATGTTACTTTTTCACCTAATTGCAAATATGGTTTAGTCAGTCCTGATAATACAAAATTTTCTTCAACTCCATTGCCAAAAGTATAGCAATTAAAAAATGTTAAATCTATTACTGCTGGTAAAGATGAGGTTTGATTTTGATCGTTATCACCTGTTCCAGACATATGATATCCTCCTACAACATCAAAAGCTTGTTCATTTTCATAATAAAGTTCATCATTTGCATCTAATGGTTCAGTTTCAAAAACAGTTAAGCTAGATGCTCGTTCGAGTGTAAACGCTACACTACAATAAGATCCTCTTTTGTCAGGTGAGCTACACTTTGGAGTACCTACTGACCACCATAAAAATAATTGATTAGTATTAGGTCTACCATCTGCGCTTGATGCATCTTGTCTTTGAAAACCAATATAACTTTGCCCATTGGATCCTCTTACAGAAAAGTCAGCAAAACCTTTTATATCATCATACTGATTAACTTGATTTATAGTATCATCACTACCAGTCGTAATTCCATTAGCAAGATTAACTCTATCTCCTACAACCCAAGAATGTAAGTTATCGTAATCTCTTGAAGATACAAAGTTTTTTTCATAAGCATACTTTCTACTACCACATTTACTACCTCTCTTTCTTCTATTTGCATTAATTCTAATTTGAATTAATGAACCTGCAGGAATATCTATATCTATAAACTGAGTACCTGGTGCTCCAGTAGAATCAGGATTATCAAAAGAACAACTAGCGGTAGCAATAGGATAATCATCTCCATCACTACCTTTCCTTTCTACAAAAGAATTAGGTGGCTTGTTAGCTGCAAAATTAGAAGGCTTTAATCTCATGTAAGTTCCAGTTGGCTGTCCACATGTTCCTTCTACCACTTCATCATCTCTATTTCTTCTACATAAAAAATCTTCAGCTTCACTACCAAAACCTAAAACTTTAGTAGATGCGCAATTTAAAACAGGCCCATTAGTATCTGATTTAATAAATAAAGTATCATTATCTTTTACCTTATCTCTATTGTCTCCATCTAATAAATAATAAGCATCTCCTGTTTCTTCTTCTCTAAAAAATATATTACTATAAATTGTTCTATAAAGACCTTTAGATTCCTTAATAACAAATTTATATTTAGTTGCCCAATAAGGTGGGTAACTATTCATTGTTACTCTAATATTGTTTTTATCAATAGATTTATCACATCCTACAAATACCGTATTATCAGTATCAACTAAGGCAGTTGATGCTCTACCATAATCATCTAAATACACCACTGCAACTTCATAGTCTCTATTACTGTGTAAAGATTCTTTTGAAGAACTTTGAGAATACAAACCTGTTGCATTTACGCATTGTAAATATTCATATGCAATAGCTTCTGGAACTACAGGAACTGGAGGATCTACCGTTTGATCAAATTGTTGAAATTTAAGAGCTGGTAATGTAAAGCTAATTTCTGTACTACCTTGAGTTGCACCTATTTGAATTGGTTGCGGAGTTGCAGTAAGTCCAAACCCAACTTTTTCCCATGTGTTTTTAGAAACTGATCCACAAATAAATAAATCTGTAAGAGATGTTCCTTCATTTTCTAAGCCTGCAGGAAATAAACATGGGTTGTCTACAACAGGAACAAAATCTTGTACCGCAGAAATAAATTCTGCACTCGTTGCCATTTCAAAAACACTTGAATAATCTTGTTGTAAAACAAATAAAAATGTTTCTACAAATTCATTCGCAGGCTCTGTACCATCACTATAAGTAGCATCTCCTGTAAAACCAGCGCTTGTGAAATTAAAATCTACACCTATTTGAGCACCTTCTTCTAATATAATATTATCTCCACCAAAATCAATAGTTGCTGTAGCATTTATAACTACATTAGAAATATCTATACTATATGTAAAATTACTAAGAGTTCCAGTTATTTCATCAGCAGTTAATGATTCGCTAATTAATTCTAAATCGTAATCTAAATATATGTCTTTGTCGTTTTCATCTACAATATCATATCCATCAACATAATTTCCATACATTAATCTATTACCCATTATTGTTTGAGCTTGAGATTTTAATGGTACATTATCAAAAAGCCTTAATAGTTGCGCTTCTGGTAAAGTAGTATATATTTTTTTGTTATTAAAACTTATTGATTGTTCGGTATTATCTAACCAACCTTCATTAACCTTGTTAAATCTTTCTATTACATTAACACTTTGGCTTGTGCTAAATTTAAAAATAACATCTAAATCTTTAACGTTTTTACCTCCAGTATTAAAAATTATATCTACTGTGTTAAAAATATTTCTCATTCCCTCTTGATTGTAATTGCTGTAATCAAATTGAAAAGGGCCTGGAGTAAATGCATATCTGCTAAAAGGAGACATAGCAGAGTATTCTCCATCTTCATACTGCCATCTATAAGCGAAACTAATTAAAATTTCTTCTAAATAATTTTCACCTCCACCTACTTTGTATTGTTCTATTTTTGGAGCATTTAAAGGTGGAGCTAAAACAACTCCTATATCTTGTTCGGTTAAAGTATCTCCTGCTGCTGTTGGCAATGAATAATTTCTGGTAGTATTTATTTTTCTAGGAGGATTTAAATTGTCAGTAAAAAATAATAAATCACCAATAAGATTTATACCATTAATTAAATAGTCTTTGTCAAAATTTAATATTGACGTAGAAATAACATGATAAATTAAAACAAATGTTCTTGTATTGTAAGAAACAATCATGTCAACTACTCCAGTGGAAGAAACTGTGTTAGCTGGATCATTAACAAACCAATACATGGTTTCATTTCCACCATCTTCAAATGCTCCTATACATTTAGCTTCAGAGCTAAGAGGTGAGTTTTCAAATTCAAGTTCAACTAAAAGTTCATTTCCCTTAGAGTTTTCTACTGCGCCTATTTCTGTGCCTTCTGTAGAACCTAAACGTATGTTTAAAGCATCAATATATTCTCCCTGCGGAACAAGACGTTCATCAACGCCTTTATTCATTCTTCCTTTTATAAAGTTTTTTGAAATTTTAGGCATATTACTTTATCCATTTATTTTGACCTCTTAGATTCATTAATAATCTACCAGGGTGTATATTACTCAATCTTAATTTTGCGTTTCTTAAAAGCGCTGTTTTCTCTTTTCTAAGCCTATTTACTATATACTCTTGAATTCCAATTTTACTATTTAATATATTGTACTTCATAGAAGCATATATAAACTCTTCAAAAAGTTTATTTACACTTACTTGAGAATCATTGCCTTTTTCCATTCCATCTGAAACATACTCTAAAATACAAAGTTCTCCTGCCATGTCAGAACTAAAATTAATTACGCCACCTTTTCGGTTAATACTAAATGTAGGATTTTGATTGGCTGTTTCTGTATTTAATCCATATCTACCTCCCACTGGATATTCAAAATACCATAAGCCATTATAAAAATAACCTTCTTGTCCATCATAAGGACTTTGTTCATTAAGATAAATAGATTTTTTCCCACCTGTTATTCTTTGTAAGTCAATTGTTGATGTAGATGGCTTTAGTATATTTCCTTTATCATCAAATAATATTCTACAATTATTGTCTTGTAAATAAGCATTACTCCAATTTGTTTGAATGTTTTCAGACAAAGGAAATAATGTTCCATTTTTATACATTGAAAGTCTTACCCAGTTTACAAAATCAGGCGGCATAACAAATCTTAAAGTATCGCAAACTTCTAATTCTAATATTTTAATTTCTTTTAAAGAGTCATAATTTAATTCTTGTATTGATCTTTTTGCATGAAAAAGTATATTGTATCTTTCAGAATTATTAATTAATTTATCATTGCCAACATACATTAGCATAAAATTATTTACAATATCATCTATTGGAACAAATTGATAAGAGCCCCAATTAGCGCTTTCGCTATTAAAGTCTCCATTGTTTTCGTAATAAGTGTAGTCGTTTATATATGCCATAATTATTGTCCTTCTTGTTTGTTAGCTTCCATTTCTTCTGCTTTTCCAAATCCAGCAACTTGAGCGTCTCTAATTGAAACTCCAGCATATTGTAAAATCTTATTAATTAAATTTGTTTCGTCTGAATCTGGTAATTCAAAATTTTGATAATCAGCAGCAGTTTCATCAAAAGAAGGTTCTCCACCGCCAAATTGAACATATGTCCAATTAGGTATTTTAGGATATCTTATATATTGACAAAATATTCTCCCATAATATCCATCAGTGTTGTTAGTAGATGTATTCATGTTTTCATATCCAAACTCAAAATTTTTAGGATATATTTGAATAGTTCTATTGTCTTGACTATATGCTGGGAATGATTCAGTTGGTGTTGTTAAAGACGATTGATTTAACATTGTTATTTTTGATTGAGTAACTTTCTCGCACTCATTCATACCACTTCTTAAACTAAATATATTATATGGAGTGTTAGAGGCTGGGAAAATACCAGATGATAATTGAATAGCATTTATAGGGTTAACGTAATTTACACTTATGTCTGTTACATAAGCTGTTTGTCCTGTTGTTAGGTTTATAACCAAATCACCAGGCTGAACACCTAATCTATAAAAATCTTTTGTAGTGTCTGTTAAAATATTTCCTACAGCTAGAGAGGAAGTATTAGTACTTTGCTTAACTAAATACTTAGTTAGTAATAATATTTTATTTAATAAATAATAATCTGATCCAGTTGTATTTAATGTTGGAACACTAAACGTAGATGTATATACATTTGGAGGAGATAAAGTATAACTTGATAATTGAACAGGTTGTAGTATTTGTTGTTCAGAAAAAATATTAATTACTTCCTCTAAATTCTTAACTATATCTGCATAGTCGCTACCAGATATTCTTGCATTTTGTTTTACTATTTGAGAATTATATTGATAAAAATAATCTTCAAAAATATCTAATTGCGCTTGTTTTGCATACAAGTTAAAATCATTAGGAGTTATATACCCAAAGTTATTCTTATTAGCAATAGAAAGCACAGTAGCTCTGACTGTATTTATAAGTGATGCCATTCGTTGTTTTTCTTTCTACAAAGATAAGAAAAAAAAAGAGGCCTCTTTTTTTGAGGCCTCTATTGTTAATCTAGTTTTGATTCTAGTATTCTTAAGACTTCTATGCCTTCATCACTCTGTAAAAATGATGCTAATATAAATAGAGGATCTTCTCCATAAGGAACAGTCATAAGCTTCTTTTTATTACCTTTTAAGTTGTAATAAACATCTTTGTTGTTTTTTAACATTAATAATCCTTCGCCAAAAAACTTAGCACATTTATTTTGAAGAGACAATAAAGGATCGTTTAAAGATTCCATAAAATCTTCAGGGTATCTTTTAGCGAAC